TGAACAATAAAGACCGTCTTATAACCATGTACTATATGATTATAAGACGGTCTTTTTATGTATTGAATGATTAAAAAAGCAACGACTATGCATTAAGTTGTATCACTTAATACCAGACGCTGCTCTTCGTGTTTTTACCTATACCAATTAATTAAATAAATAAATTTGTACTAAAACTCAGTTCAACATGATTCATCTATTGTGAGATTATATGCAATCTAACCGTTACATGATGTTTTTTCCTGATGATTGGGTTTTAGAATTAAACAAACGAACAAATTACTCAACCACTGATGGTTCTTGTGTGAATGTGCTGATCGCATGTTTGTAAATTAAATGATTTTTGCCTTGTGAGAATACTTTTTAATTTCATAGATTATCAAAATCGCTTAACCATGCGGTTTATAGCTTATCGTACTTTCATAGACTATCATAGTTTTTCAAAGTTTAGGGACTTTTTAGGGACCTGGTGTGTATACCGCATTTATAAATAGATCCACCTACTAAGTTAGGTGGTTTTTTGCATAATCATATAATTTCTCAGTTGTATTTAAAGTCAAATTATCAATGTCGCGTTTGCCTTGTCTTAATTGCGAAATCACATATTGCGATACGCCAGTTTCTTTGTGGATTTGGTAACCTGTTATATCACTTTCGATTAATTCAATTATCATTTTTTTGTATTCTGACAAGTTGCTCACCTTCATATCTATAACCTAATAACTTCATGTGTTTGATTCTTGCTAACTTGATTATCTGTGGTAACAATAGGATAAATATAATTGTAATTACTGTAAAAGTTATCTTCATTTGAATTTACCACCTATCTGTAATATAATAACCATGAAAAGAGGTAGGGGCTTTCGCCCCTGATGGATTAATCATTTTTCTGATTATCTTTCTTGGCTTTAAGATAATCTAGATGCCAAATTCTTAGTTGCTTTATAATCGCTGGCGTTCTTTGTACTGTTGCAAGTATGATGAGCGTCAGCATTTTTATGATGTCATCCAATGTTAACCACCTCCTCTCATGGTGGTTTGTAAGTCATTAACTAACTTACAAATATAATTATACTGCACATTTGTTTATTATGCAATAGTTTATTTGAATTAATGCATAAAAAAAGAGGCTGCCTAAGCAACCTCTAAGCCCTATTATCCATACTTATGTTCATCAAGACTTTTTCAACTTAAAATTACAACACTCAACATGAAAAAGTAGTGGGAAATAGAGAAACAATAACACACGCACAATACCTTATCGGTATTGCGTATATTATTTTAATACAGTATATTGATACTGTCAAACACCAATCGAATAGTTAGGTAAAAAAATATGTATACCACCCCGAAAGGTGGTTGTATTCTCGTTGGGATAGTTAGGAAGAAAGTAACGAAAATACATATAGATGCCTAAGATAAAGCATCCAGGAAGTAAGGGCGCAATATGCACGACATGCATACCGCAAAACAAATCATAGCACGCTTCTTTTACATAATCAATAAAAAGAGGGCTACCCGTAGGTAACCCCCAATCATGGACATCATAATCCATGAACTCATAATATAGTATCAATTCATGCAAATAACAATAACAACTGTTTCTAAAGTAACATATTTATTTAACTGATACTACCCCAAAGGTCGCCCACATCATGATTAGGCGGTGCGACACCGTTCCATGTACGTATTGGTAAATAGTATCGCTGTCCTTGCCAGTCATAACCGATCCAAACGTGGCCATCTTGAAGCATTACTTCGTCGTAATCACACCAGCCACCAGGTTGAAAGTCATAAGCATGTGGGCAACTTGTGAATGGACCGACAGTTCGTACCATAATCGGTTGATTAACGTTCGTAAATCTTGCCTTTTCTTCCATATAGTAAGTACCATAACTATTGCGTCTCCACGCACCTGCGACTGGTTTTACAGTATTGCTTGACGCGCTTGTACCTTGAGTAACTGTAGCAACAGGTACTTTACCGTTCATATAAGCTCTGATTTGCTTAATAAAGTAGTCTTTAAGCTTCAATTGCTTATCATTAGGCAATAACCCTTGCGTGACTGGATTAAAGCCTGTGTGGAGCTCTGCGCTTCTGTGTGGGCAAGATGTAGATGTAAATTCATTGTGTAGTCTGATAGTATTTCGATTTGCGGGTAGTCCCCACTTTTTCAGTAACCTTGCACATTCTTGGAAAGTCGCTTGTTCATTTTTTAAAAATGTTTTATCATCTGCACCGATTGATTGACAGACCTCGATACCATAATAATTTTTGTTGCCGTATTGATTAGCTGTATGCCAACCGACTTGCGATTCATCTAATGCTTGCCAAACAGTATTTCCCGAGACATAACTGTGGGCAATACCTGCCTCTAAACGTGACAATGGCGCATTAACTAAACCATTTCTATACGCTTCTGCAGTTGCTCCTCTGCTCCCTGCGTCATTGTGTATGACGATCCCTTTTGGGTTATATCCACGCTTAGGTAAGTTATAACCTTTTACTACATCTTTGACAATGTTCAACTTAACCGGTTTTTCTTTCTTTTTAGAATTAGCTTTTTTAATACTTTGCGTAGGTGATTGTGCTGAACGTGTCGCTGTTACCGTTTTGAATTTAGGACGGATGAACCACATAGGGAAGTCATAATTATGATTGATAAGCTGAGCGACTTCTGTTTTAGCCATACCGCCGCCCCACCAGTTTTGGTCGAGCGATTGAAAAGTATTATAGTTGCCGTCAATATTTCCGTTCGTAACAATAGCAACATGACCATAACCCCCGCCGTAACTTCTATTGAAAATAACAACGTCCCCTGGTTCTGCTTTAAACGAAGGTGTATTAGGATAAATGACAGCTTCTCCATCAAAATTATTAGCGTTAGGAATGTCCGCAGCACCTATGCCTTTAAGACCATGTCCGAATAATTTATACCAGTACATATTAGCTAGATCAAAACATTGCCAACCATAAACTCCGTCGAAGTCCCAACCTTTACCTTTTAATTCATTAATATAAGCGATTGCTTCGTTCTTAGTCAGTGTTGCTGTCATCTGAACCGCCTCCATGTTCATATTGATTCACATCAAATCCGATTTCATCTGAATCATCTGTAAAAGGCTGCGATGTATCATATATTTTAGGTCGGAACTGTTGTACTTCAGGTGCATGGGCTTGATTCTGCCACTGAACCATTTCATCTGTATTATTACTATCTCTAGGCTTTGTATAAGTTTGTACAATACCACTGTCTTTAATACCTTTTGTCGTCGGATCTGTAAGAACACCTAAGCCGACAAGCAAAGCAATAACTGTACCGGCTAAGGCGCTTATTTGTTCTAATTGCGTTGAAATATCAAAACCCAAAAACTCACTTATTTGTTTAACAAATAACAATAACGTACCAATAAGTGCAGTCAAAGTAGTTTTATTTTTAATTCTTAATTTCCAGTTCATAAAATACCTCCATATAGTAAAAAGTCACTCCGTTAGGAGCGACTTATTTCAATAGCTCGTTAGCCATTGATAATTTTCCAAAACCATAAAAACTTTCAAAATTATAAACTTCACCTACGGTTGTTTTGTGATTTGCATATACTTTAGGATATAGTTTTTGTAATCTTTCGTTTCTATGTTGTATAGCAAACAAGCCATTACCGAATTCGTTACCATCTCTATTACTGTCTTTTAATCTCAATGAATTATACCCGTTAATATTATCACACGTTAAATACATGTCTTTAAACCTATCTGATAAGGCTACATAAGAATAAGGAGCATCCTCTTCAAGATACTCATAACTATTATCATATAATTCCAAGCTATAGTTATTACCATAAGAAGTAGTTAAACTATTAGCAAAACCAGGATTTACTGTAAACATATTGACATATCCACTGTTTATAGTTACTTCTTTCAACCATGTTACCTTGCTGTTAAATTTAACTCCTTGTGAGGTGATAGTGCTTACGCAAATTATCTGACAAACTTTATCCCCGTTTCCTGAATTAACGCCAAATAAATTTTGCAGTATTTTAACCTCAGAAAAGCTAGTTTCTGATAAAGGATTATTAATAGAATATTCTTTATTGTCTATGAATAATTTTTGTTCTCCCTCATCTGATAATTTTAAGGTGCCAGTATTATTATGTTCCGGGATCCATTCTCTTGTATTATTATAGCTAACGTCAAACGCAAATTCTTTATTGCTATCATATATAGCATTTTGTGTGACACTCGCACCGCTAGATTGTGAAGTAAAATACGAGAAAGTATGTGTATTGTAAACGTCTGATGTATTACTGTCTAATTTTATCCAACCTCTAGGTGTAGTTACTGGATAGTTTTCATCTTGACCTATAAATTCTAATACAAGTGTGTGTTCAGTATCTTTCATACTATCTTTTATTAAGCTTTCACCAACAGACGGTGCGACAATTTGTTCTGAACTTTGTGCTGATAAATGAGTGCTTACGTTTTTAACAAACTCTCCATCAATAGATGCTTTCCATACTCCTCCTCGTTCATCTGAATAATATCTAAATTTAATATTTTCACCTGTAAATGTGAATGTGATTTTAGCACCTACATTTGTAGTGTAGTAATTATCTCCAGAACCAGTCATAGCGCCATTAGATAACATAGTAGTATCGTAATTTTTATCGTAGGTTTGAGAATTTGACGTTTTATCACTGGTTGTATAATCAACAGTTCTAAACTTGATGAAATCATCATTATTATTTTTTTTAAAATTAAGCGTTAATTTTTCATTATCATTTAAATTTATAGTAGCATCAATATTTCTATCTGCTGTTAAAGATATTGTGTTTTGTGAAGTTTTGACACTATTTTCATTTAAAAAATTCATGTAACTTTTTTCATTTAATTTTTTCTTAGCAAACTCACTTTCGTTTTCATACACTTTTATATCGGGTGTTATCCCCGGTTCTCCTGGAGGACCTTGCTTCCCTTTAATTTCTTCTAATTGTTCAGGTGTAAAATCTTCATATTTAAAAGGGTCGCCTTTAGGACCTTTGAATACATCAGGATTTGCCATAACATATGCTTTCAATGCTTCATTCACATCAGCTTTAAACGTATCGTCTAATAGCGATAATGTGCTTTCTTTAATGATTCTTCGTATAGCATCATCTACTAAGTTAAAACTCAATTCTTTTCTTACTGGACCTTCCACATCACTATCAATGATGTTGAATGAGAAGTTGACTGCATGAATTGATTCGTTTTCATTTACAAGGAATAACTTCGCGTTTACTTTACCTACATGTTTAATTACATTTACAGAAACATTATATTGAATAACTCCGCTTTCAGGCATAACAATTTTTAATGCTTCATCTTCAAAGATGGAACCGTCTTGCATATATAAATTCAATACAGGACGCATGTTTACTAAATTTAAGTTAACGGGCTTGTCATTCCATTTAACAAAAATTCTAATAGACGCTGTTTGTTCATCCTCAGTATAGAAATTGGCGTCAATACTACCAATATCAACACCACGTTCATTAATATTTGTACTAATATCCTTATTTTTAAATATCATTCTGTCACCTCATTATTTATACTGATCTCGAGTGTAATAAATACCTTTTAAACCAATTTGTTTGTATAAATTGGCTATTGTTGTTGCTTGGTGCTGACACCATTCAATAGCTGTAGCATATTGATGTGTAGCAGGATTTTTAGGATTCCAACGCATACGATACAAAGTGTTTTGACCTTTGTTTATATAACCTTCACGCACAAATTTAGCTCCGCCTATAATACCTTTAGAAGGTGTAGTCCAACCGTGATTACGTGCAAAGTTAATTGCATTATTAGGATTACTATCAAATGCACCTATACCAAAATAGTTATATATACCATAACGACCACTTGCAAAATTTGATTTACCATATCCGCTTTCGAGAAAGGCATGAGCGATTAGGTATATCTCATTCAAATTATATCGTTTGCATGCAGTCGCAAACGCTTGTCCTTGATTATGGAGGGTTCCCTTGCCTTTTAATATCTGATTTAGTTTTGATACAGGGACACCTTGATACTTACCTAAATTAAGCATTTGATAACGCTGTGTACTATTATTCCAAATTCTATTTGGTTCCATAGCGTTGCTTGTCTGACTGCGTGAAGCGTGTATCCAACCCCAGCTGACAGATTTCATTGGCATTCCTCGTGTCATTTGAGCATTTAACGCTTGAGTGAATGTATACTTACTTTTTTCAACTGTAATTTTAGGCGAGGTAATAGCAGGACTTTTTGAGGTAGCCGTTTTATTGCTTTTAGCACGCTTTTCTTGCTGCACAATTTCATTGTTTTTGTTTTTCACTGTTGTTTTAATTTTAGATTTCGTTACTTTTTCTGAACCTACATTCTGTAATAAGTTATCCTTATTCGCATATAAACCAACTACCGCTCTAGCAAATTCTTCCAATTTTTGTTTTGGAGGGAATCCATCCTTAATAAAGTCCCACTTAACATGTTCCTTTAAAGAGCGCCAGATTTTGTTGTCAATCTTAATATTTTTAGCATCGAATTTTAGTTTGTAGTATTCAAAAATCTCATAGCCCAACATCATTGCCCATAATTCGCTTAAAATAAATGCTTCTTTGTCATCTGCATAGTCTCCACAAACTTCTATAACAATGTTGTCGGGATCACCTGGATACTCATATCCCTCGAATCTAGGTGACCATGAACTCATATAATCAACATAATAATGTGGATATTCTTTAGAGGATATATACTGATTTCTATCATTGTATAATTCTTGAACTGAACGCATTGTATGTGCATTTTTTATAGTAATTCCTTTGACTTTCCCTTTGCGTTTATTTCCCCAAGCAACTCTATGTTCAAATTTATCTCGCTTACCGAAGTCATCGCGTTTAAGAGTGTATACAACTTTAGTGACTTCTTTGAATCTAACTTCTGGTTTCTCAGGTTCTTTTTCTGGTTCAGGATTCGTTGGTTTTGAGGGTTCGTTTGTAGTTGGTGGTTTAGGTATCGGGGTGGGTTGTACAATTGTCTCTTTTTTATAAGGTGGTCTAACAAAATGTGTAACACCACTATAAGTATGTTTTATTTTATAAGCCGGTGAACCCGACCAGTTAGCTGTATACCAGTTTTGATCTACACTATAAAAATAATTAGTCGTACTAGGTCCTGTTACTATTGCTACATGCCCCGGATTGCTTCCAGCCCAAACTGCCCAATCACCAGGTCGAGGTACAAACGAAGCCGTGTTTCTATATATTTTAAAATCATAACCACGATAATTGCTTTTTATAGCCATAGCATTCGCATTTCCCCACGTAGTAAAACCCCAATACCTTTTTAAAATGTAGTTAGGCAAATCCCAGCATTGCATGCCATAATAACCATCTACATTTACGCCACTTCGACGTCTAGCTAAATCTAAAGCCCAATCCACAACATTTTGCGCAGTTGGTTTACCGCTTTTCGGCAATGCCATGACATCAACTCACTTTCATAATAAAAAGCCGGTACTTAATGCACCGACTTCATTTAAAGAATGTTTGGATAAGAACAGGAACAAATCCACCTGCACCTGTTGCTGCAGCAAGAACTGATAACAAAAATTTATTTCTGTCTACTGCTCCTTTTCCTTGTTCTTGTTGTATATCTCTTAAATTATCTTCAATCTCATCTGTTTTCTTTGCATATTCTTTTAATACATCATTTACTTCTTTTAAATCATCACGAATTCCCTTCATGTGGTCATTCAACGGTTTCTGACTTTCAATAAAGGTCATAATGATTAACTTCAAATCATTATTCTTTTCGATGTGCTTATTATCAACGTTATTTATTCTTTGATGGATTTTACCTTTCTCTATCTCTCTGCGCTTTTCATCTTCTAAATACTTATTTAACGTTACAAATTCAGTCATGTTTTTGTTTCTTCAACTCTCTAAGTTGTCTATAAGCAATATAAGCTATAGCACCGCTTATAATTGCAAAGTTGAAGTTTATCACCGGAGTCACTATATTTAGACTGTTATTGAAGCCTGCAACAGAGAATATATAGTAAAAGGGACATGCAATCGCATATCCCGAAAGGTTAAATCTAAAATAATTAATACTAGTTTGATAATAAGGAGTTAAAAAGCCAGACACAATTAAAAGAATACCAGAAACAGAAAAAGGCAGTCCCCAGAATGTCAAAGGCAACACATCGTGCATAGCATCATATAAATTACTTTCGTGTTGTGCGGTATTAGCATTAAACACCCAATATGCGCCACGTACGACTGATGCGATACCAAAACATATCGACCATAACATCGAAACTTTTTGAAAGTAATCAAGTCCATTCTGTTTTTTCATAAACAACACCTCTACGCTTTGTATTCAACCCCTGTACACTCAAAATATTGTTCAGGCGTTACCCAATTTACTTTCACAAAAATTTTAAATTGTTCATTTGTATATAAGCCTTCGTCATAAAGATATTTAAGATTTTCATACTTCATTTGAAATACCTCCTTGAATTTGCGCTAAAGCAAGACTTAAACAAGCGGTTAACTCTTTTAAATTAGTGATGTCATCCTGTTGAGCCGCTAATTGAATTGTTAAGTCTGATATAATTTTATCTTTATCAACCCCTGATTGATGTGTTTCTTCTAAACTACTTTCATATTCTTCTCTAGTAGATCCTATCCACTTGTTATTCTCTACATCAAAATATATAGGTTGATAAATCCCTTCTGGTATTGGAGTTTCAGTGTATTCGAAATTAGGGTAAATACTTTCTCCTTCCTCGTTTAGCGAAACTAAAAACGGTTGACCATTATCTATGTTATAAACAACTTTTTCTATAATCATTAACTCACTCCTTTTAATCAATCCACGAAAACTCACCGTATACATAACCGGAGCTATTCCATTGACTAGGGTCTCCATTAATATAAAACTTAACTTCACCTGAAGGCCTGATTGTTATATATCCACCAAAATGCGTTTGGGAGGTCGGAACGCGTATCGGGAACGATTGGGCATGTTTTGTAAAAGTAGGCGGTAGCATTACTAACACCTGACCTTGAGTCAAATTAGAGCCATTAATTCTTAGATAATTAGTAGTTAAGTTACCTTTAACTTCTTTTCTATATGCACATTTAAAACCACCATCACCTTCATTGGCAAAAGCTGTATTAGAAGTAGCCCCGTTAATCAAAAAGAATTCAATCCAACCTGTATCAGTTTGATTGTGAGAGATTTTTTCCCAATCTTTCCAAACTCCGCTGATTTTTGTGCGCAAATAAACTTCATTGGTGTTATAAGGAGTGTAATACAATTTTTCATGTGAGGTATTCTCTACACTTCGCTTATACCAATGAACAAACCCGTACTGACTTGCATTAAGTGGTTGATTAATTACTTGTGCTACATATGCACTACCTCCGTTATTTAGAAATTGTTCGGGGTTGTTAAAATCAAATCCCGTAATATTATTAAGAGTCCCGTCATCGTTGGTAATTTTATATTTTTGCCACTGTAGGGCATTAATTTTACTATCTACATCGCCAGGGGTTGCAAAACCATTGTTTTCGTATGCAGTGTTGAATTGCTGAATCTTTTCATCAATATAACTTATAGATTCATTCTTTTTATTATCTAAAACTTGTGAGCTTTCATCTGCTTTAGATTGAATATTTGAAACAGCACTCTCTTTAGTTTCGATTGCAGTTTTTTTGTATTGTTCAAGTAAATTTTTCAATTCACTAGAAGCACTGATTGAAAGACGATCAATAGAAGAGACTGCTTCATTTTTAATCGTCTCTAATTTCTGAATAGCAATAAAACTGGCATCTTGAACACGAATAACATAGTCCTCTAAATTATCAACAGCATGTTTTATATCAGAAACCTTTTGTTCTAAGGCATTCTTCATGTCATCGAACATTCTGAAATACTTTACTTTAATATCGCCTTTGATTTGATTAGGAAGTGCATCGTCTACTCTAAAACTAAACTCACCTAAAGTTGCGATGTCTGTATTCCCATTTACAGCTAATAAAATTTGACCCTTACATTCAGTGTTAGTTGCTGCTTTCAAAAACTCATTTGGAACAGTAGCAGCTACGACTCCACTTTGAGAATCAATAATTTCTAAATCTAGTTGACCTGACATACTGCCGTTAGATGATTTAAGCCATAAATAACCCGTTACATTAACAGGTCCTAACTGATAGGGAAATCCGTCTTTGTGAATAATAAAGTGCATTTTAGCAGTATTACTATCAGTATTATAAAAACCTATCTTCGTATTCGAGATAGGTTTGTAATAAGGTGTATTTTCCTGTTTTAAAATTGCTATCTTGTCTACATTAGTCATTAGTGATTGCTCCTTTCGTTACAGGATGTACATAACATACTGCTACGCCATAACCTTTTTCTTGATTATATGGAGTAGTTACTTCCATTACTTGATAATAACCGTTAGCGTTGTCTTTCGTACCTTTTCCGTTTCGTGAGCGAATCCAATCGCCTTTTTCTACTGTATTATCTACTGCGATATAGATTTGTCCGATTAGTCCAACAACATTCCACTCTGGACGTTCTTCACGTGATTCATAGTATTCGTTTTCTTCATAATCTGGACGTTCGATTGGAACTTCAACATACTCTGAGTATTCATTTCCTGAATCATCTGTCCAAGTTTTTAATTGTTCTTCAGTTAGAATAACACCAAATTCATCACGTTCATATCTATCTTTATGATGGAAAGTTTGGTCACCTAAGATAATTCCTGCAGTCCCAGATACAACGCCTAGTGGTATATCATTTTCTTGGCATTTTCGAATATAACGACCTTCTAACGTGACAATGGTACCATTTCTGATTGCACCACCGCTTTGTGACTCGAAATACTCCGCATAATCTGCAAAGTTATTGCTTGTTGTAACTTGTCCTGCTGTTTTGATATTACCGCTTGTAGATGACATATCAATCTTTATATTTGATGTTCTCGCTCCGTTAGTTCCGTAACCTAATAAGAAATGATAATTACCTGGTGATTTTACGCCACGACTGTTGACAATCGTTTGACAGTAACTACCTGGTATTGTTTCTGATTCAAGCGAGTTGAGAACTGAAGAACGTGAACCATATGCATGTGAGTTCATACCTGAACCTGCAACCCAACTTCTATTACTGTGAGCATATGAACCACCTGTACTAGCAATCAAAGCAGAAGTTTCAGCTAACGCTCCACCACCTGTACTAGCACCGCTAAATCCACCTTTTACAACTGTTGGGACTTTAGAATAATTCCTGCCTGCGATAACAGCTTGGTTAGTATAGCCTTCTGCTTGCACATTCACAATTTCGGCAGTGTTATTATACATCTCTATTGCGTTACCAGTACCTGCACCGATTAAGTTACCACCGATTATCTTCGTATCATAAACTTTAGAACCACCAGAAATACCAGTCGTTTTAGATGATTTATACAAATTAACATTGGCGAAAGTAATCTTTTTAGGCCTGTTGTTTCCACCCATAATTTTTAAGTCCGCACTAGCCGTAGAAAAACCTTGAATATTAACGCCATTAAACGTTACGTTTTCTGCTCTGTACTGAACAACTGCTACCGGTTGACCACTACTCCATTTAGAGTCCCCTAATGCACTGAAATTATTTATAAGCACATTACGGAATGCGCATACTACGATTGCTCTAGGACTTGTATTAGGGTATACACCGTTAAATTGTGGATAGACTGAAGAACAATTGCTTAATACCACATTAAAAGCAGTTTTTGATTGCGGGTCACTTGCTTTATGATGCCCGATATGACGAATATTGTATGAACGTGTATCTCTAATAGACATGTGGTTGTTTACAAAAATGTTTTGAGGAGCGCTAGCTGTAGCATGCGCTTTTATTTCTAATCCGCCATAGTTGTTTTCAGTTTTGTTATCAGATAAAAACACAAATTGAGAGCCGTCATCAACTTCAATACCATTATTGTTTCCACCGCCGATTGGATCATGTGAATAACAATCTGTAATCAGAATGTATCTACTCCAATGTACAGTTATGCCATCATCGCCAAAATCGTAAGTCTCACAATTATTTACATGAACATACTTACTTTCCAATGATTCGCTAGGTCTAGCACCATCTCCGCCGTAGAAGTATTCATCTACGCCATAAGTTACATCAATTCCATGTAAAAGCGTACTAAATGACTTAATGTTGTAAATGTAACCATGTTTAACACCTGCAAAACGAACATTGCTTGATAGAGAACCTCCTGCTGCATTCAACGAATTGTTTTGACGTTTTCTATTACCGTCAACACTAAAGTTTTCTATTGCAATGTTTTTTGCATTACCGCCCATAGATAAGTTAGTAATGACGACCGTTTCAGCTGGCGCTTCATCTGCTAATTTAATTGTTGTTATATCTTTACCTTGTCCGACTAAGCGTGTGTTATTTGGTAATTTTAAACCATAGACTTTATAAGTCCCAGCAGACATCGTAACTTGTACGTTTCCATTGCCAAAAGCTTTAACAAATGCGTTTGTACTATCTTTAACACCTGTTGGATCAGCACCAAATTCATCGACATTGACTACACGATTGATTTTATCAAGTAAGTTTTTTAAACCTTTTTCTCTATCATTCTTTTCACGTAAAAAGTCGTGTTTCAATCGCTCTTCCAACGTTTGATGTTGTTGAGCATCAATTGATACACGACTTTGTCTAACTTCTTGTTGGCCATTACCTAACGCTCCTAAAACGAGGTGGTCATTTACTTCATTTTGATAACGTAATTCATCACCGACGTTAGTTTTCTGACCTTTTTTTGTATAATGAGTAACGTTGTTTGAATTATGAGCATCTTTTTCATTGTTTCTATGATACTCAATATCATCATTCTGTCCATTTATAGCTTTCTCTATCTTTTCGTAGTTTTGTTCATTTTGCCCTATAAATTTATCATTAAAAATTGTGTCTAACTTCTTTAAAAGATTTAATTTCAAAGTTAAACCTCCTTAGCTTTCAGTTGACCTTCAACATCAACTGTTAAGTTATATTTTTTACCATTTTCACCAGTAATGACTAACCCTTTAAGATTAGTATTAATGTTTTTTAACTTGTTACGCTCATCTGTTGTTATAAAATTCTCAGGTTTAATATCATCTAATTTAACTTTGTCTTCTGTTGACATTAGCCCTTTAGCGACTGTTGTTGCAGTAGGCATTGCCTCCATATTGAAACCGTCGCCAGTAATGAGAGTGATATAGTTTTCTCCTGCGTCTTTACTGCTCTTAAAACCATCTTCCATAAATGAAATAACTGAACTACCGCTTTTACCATGAATTCCTAATCCATCATATTTTAAAGAAGATGCTGAATTTGTTACGTTATTTACTGCTTTGGCAGTAGTATCAATTCGTTTAGCTATATTATTAAATGAACGTACGCCTTCACTGCCACCACCTAAACCGCTAGCAAGTGTCGCAGCATTATTAACACTCTTTGTATATCTATCTCGTCTTCGAATATCGCCTAATACAACGTCTTGTTTAATGATTTTATTATGCGCATCGCGTGTTGTTTTGATTTCAATGATACGTACACTATCGTTAATATCGATAATGTCATCTCGTACTGGTACAAGGTCTCCAATTCTAGGTACTGCGCTTGGGAACACTTCCCTCAAAGCTACAAAATCGAGCGATAGAGACGTTTTAAGCGACTGAGCTATGATTGCCTCAATTTCTCTTTTCATGGTCTCTATGTTAGTTATACGACCGTCTATCTTAGGGGGAGCTTCTCGTTTTCCAATCACTTTTGCTAAAGGATGAGTGAATTCAACTTGTACACTACCTTGCATAAATGATTCATCTTCTTCAAAACCACCATAACCTCGGATGTACGTATAACATTCGCTTGCATCTTCTTCTAACTTTAGATTATTAGCATTGACTTTACTCGAGATATAGTATGAAGTTTTCTTTTCTACAAATGGTTCAAGCGTGAAAGTTTTATTAGAAGGATCGTACGTATATTCAAGCCCGTATCTTTCCAAACCATTTTTAAACATTTCATATCTACTATCGCCATCACCTGCGTTTTCCCAACGTGAAGAAGGTACCTTTATTGGGATTTTATACTTGTACCCACTACCTTGAAAAACGATTTTAAAATAATTCTCGACCGTAAAACTACCAGTCACATTACTATAAATACGTTGAGTCATTAAATCATCTATTTCTTTTTGACGAGCCGTAATAGAAACATATTGTTTTTCGCCTCTTGATTGTCTGTCAATAATAGTGATGACAAACACTCTTTTATCACCTGGACCTGCTACATTGTGAACAGTCCACATTTTACTTACTGCAGAAATTAAATCATATGTGTTTTCATTTTCTAAAATATCAAAGGTTAAGTTACCTTCATCACTCAACTTTTCATTTAAAACAGTTGAAGTATAAATAGGATAGCCTTTACCAATCCTATTTTTTATTAAAATTGCCAAAAACTCACCTACTTATAATAAAACTTCATATCAAATGTAATCTTTTGTACTGTTTGGTTAATCGTAAAGTAGTTATAACCATGTTCGAAGAAAGGTTGCGACATCCTTGTATAATCATCTATTGAAACGCCGTTTCTATAGGTTTGCAGACCATTGAATTTAATTACATCTCCTGCTTTCAAATTCAACCCTTCAATTGTCATAACTTCTGAATGTTCTAGGTTCCAGCTGAACTTTTTCGTATCAGCTCCTAACACAATCGTTATAACTCTATCAAAAGTAAATTGGTTGATACCTTGTGTCCCATGATAATACACGTTTCCTGAATCGGTATTTGTAAATGTATATTGCCTTCTATCGCTATTAACTGGTAAATTAATCCCCATATCAGACGACCATAAATAAGGCGAGTCTACTTTTTCTAGTTGTAGACTTCGCCCTATACTTTCGTAATATGGTTTTTCAGATGTTTCAAATGTAATCTCGATTTCTCCGCTCGTTTGATTAGTGTCATAATCCCCGATATTTGTTAACCTCAATTCTAATTGCATACCACTCGCATAATTCAGTGGAAACTCAAAATCAGGATCTCCAAAAGTCTGAAACGGCACTTCTACAAGAGAAGGTACTAACTCACGAACATAAAATTTATCCCTAAACAAATCGGCTAATTGATTCCTTAAATGAATAGCATGAGCGATTTTATCAACTTCATACTCAACAACTAATGTAGCGATACGTGATGTTTCTATTGTCCCGGTATTAAAACGACCATTGAGTCTATCGATAGATTCGTAATTATGTTCGCGCTCAATATCACTTACATTATAAGTTTTAACCTTCAATCTATTAAAAGTGATAGGATTGTCACTTAATTTATAAGTTTTATTACCTCTTACGATTTCAATATCTCTATAAATCAAGTGTTATCACCTCACAATCTATGTGTAATAGTCTTTCGCATCCATATCTTTGATTACAGAACGGATGTATTCTAAATCGCCTTCGTTACGTACTTCTATATTAACGATTGGTCTGTTGTTTTCTTGAATAGAATGACGTACATCATCAGTAATGAAACCGTCAACTTGCCCTGCAATAGATGCACCAAGTCCACCTACATCAAATGAAGGTTCTAAATCTGCATCAAATGCATTCATCATCTGGTTAGACATACTTTTTACAGCATCTACCGCTTTGTAAGCCTGATTGGCAATACCGATACCTAAACCTTGCGATACAAATTGTCCGATACCTTTAAATACTTTTGATGGCGAATGAATACCTAAAGCGCTTTTAGCAGCACTTACAGCACGTTCTGCTACTCCTTTAGCTGCATTAACAACCCAGTCAATACCATCTTTAATACCATTTGCCAAACCTTCCATCAAATATCTTCCAACTTCTCCGAATTTACCAAAGAAGTTACGAATTGCATTGACTGCATCCTCCATACCTTGACGACAAGCATTTACAACGTCCCAGAACTTTTGTTTTACTGAACTTAAAAAGTTGCTCATTGTTTGTTTGATGGAATCAACCCATTGTTGGCCTTTTGATACAACTGCATTCCATGCTTCAGACATTTTCTGTCTGACCGCCTCAACTGTTCTACTAAACCAACTAGAAACAGAGTTCCAGATTTTAGTTACAAAACCAGTAATTGCTGACCATATTTGACCCCAACTTGTGATATTAGTTCCTAAAATGTTATTTAGTGTGTTGAAAATAAATGTTGAAATTTGGTCCCATATAGATGTTAATGTGCTCCAAATAGTATTCATTACATTTGAAATTGTAGTTTGTAGTGTAATCCATGCACCAGAAAAATCACCAGTCAACAGTTGAATTAAAATTGTGAATAAACCAACTATTATTTGAACTACTACTGAAATTATGCCGCCTATTGCAGTAAAAATAATCGATACTGCATTCCATAGTGATTGGAACGCAAAAATCACACCCATAATTGCTGCATATACAACTCCACCTAATACTTGCATAATAAAGTTACCTACTAACTGCAACAATGGAATAATAGGTTGTAATGTTTGCTGGATATTTTGCCACAACTGCATAAACCAGTCTATGATTCCCTGTATAGCATTACCTATTGCTTCTTTGATTCCATTCCAAGCACCGATAATCATATTTCTAAAGCCTTCGTTCGTTTTCCAAAGCCATACTATAATCCCAATCAACGCAACGATCACACCAATAATAATACCGATAGGACCCGTTAATGCGCTGAATGCAGTACCAAGAATTGGTAATAGCCTTGTGATGTTGCCTATTGGGCTGAGTAATAAACTAAAAGCACCTTTTACAATATTTAGGATTCCTTTTAGTAAACTACTTGTTTTCATGAATTTCACAATATGTCCGATAGCTTGTAACAAAGTTACTCCAAACACATTAGTTAAAACTGAACTAATGAACATAATAGGAGCAAGCAATGCCCAAAAAGCACCTGCGAGAATAGTTAATATACCAAAGAATCTAGCTACATTTGGATGACTTTCAAGTAATGAAGCAGTGAAACTAGCGACTGCACCAATTAATTTAAGTAAGGCACTAGCGATAGGTGCCATAGCAGTACCAAAGGCTACTAATATACGTACAATATCACCGATTAACTTCATGATGACTGGTCCATTCTCTTGTACATATTGCACAAACTTTTTAAAGCCCTCTGATTTGCCAACTGTTTCAGACCATTCACGGAACTTTGCAGTCATTTGTTCTAACCATTTGAATATGTTTGTGGAGTTTTGACCAAACGCTTTAAGTAAGTTATTAATACCAGCAAATGTGTTTTTAAAGATATTACCGATAATAGGCAAATTAGTCTTTGTATATTCCATAAATTGCTTGATTGCATTTTGACCTTTAGCACTGTTAACCCATTTATTAAAGTCCTCGCCTAATCTTTGTAGCCATTGAGAAGACCATTTGAATAAAGGCATTAATTGAGTGAACATACTAATAAGGCCAGAACCGAATTGACCACTAGCCTTTACTAGATCAGCAAAAATAGATACGCCTGTTGTACCCATTTCATTAAAGAATTTTTTAGCGACCTTACTAGACTTAGCCCATTTGAGCATATCTTGACTAGCCTTTTCCATTACATTCGATACACCACTTAAAAACGGCGTTAAGCCTTTAAGAGATACTTTAATAGCATTTAAACCATTTGCCATTGTATTAAATATCTGAGCTTGGTTTTGCTTTATGATGTCAGACCATGTGTCCTTCACGCCATCTAATGCACGTTGATACGCCTGTGTTTCTTTAGTCACTTGCAGTGTGCCGTCATTTAACATCTTAATAGCACTAATAGCCATTGCACCAAATCCGACAAAACCACCTGCTGCAATACCTACAGCACCAGCTAAAGCAATCGCACCACCAGTTACTACTTTCAACGCATTACCAACGGCCATAATGACTGGTACAAGACCCGCTATAATTGGAATCAATGCTTGGAATGAAGCAACGATTACACCTTTTATTTGTTGACCGAACACAGTACCGAAGGAACGGATGCGTCCTGCTAAGTGGTCCATTTTATCACTGAAATCACCTAAAGCACGACCACCGTCATGCCAAGTTCTAATTATTTTAGCTTTTAAAATATCAAATTTATTAACATCTGCATCAATCTTGATCGTATGTTTTCTAATAGTTCTTAATAATGCTTTAGTAGTTAAAATAGCACGTTTAACAGGTGATGCATCCGCATCAATTTCCACTTTATGCTCACGCCATTTCTGTGCCATTGCTTTTGCTCTTGTTAATGCACGTTGAAACTTTGTTGTATTAGCTTTGATTTCTGTTTCTATCTCATTCGGAACAGAAGTTTTAGCTAAACGTTGTGCTTTACGCACACCACGTTCAAAGCCTTTAATAATCGCATTAATACGAGCATAAAAGTTCTTTTCCATTCATTGCACCTCACTTTTTACCAAACATTGCTTCTGCTTCTTCGATTTGTCGTTGTCTTAATTGCTTACGTTGTTCAATTTGAGTTTGTTTGTCATTTCTAATTTGCACTTCATCTTTAGATAAGTTTTCACGCGCTTTTTGAATTTGTTTCATCATAGGTTTTACACCTTTTTTACTTTGTGCCATTGCGTTTGCAGTAGCAAGGTGCAAGTTAAATTCCAACATATCTAATTCACGTTCTCGCGCTCCTTTGACCCAGTCTTGCCATTCTTTAGGAGTCATCATAAATAATTCTTCACTTTTGATATATCCAAGATATTGTGCGGTTTTTGAACGTACCTCGCTATAGTTTAATAAGGTTCTTTGCCCGTTAAGGTTCTGTAAGTTTCTTTCATGAACGGAAGTGCGTTCTTGGCTTCTTCTTTGTCCTCTTCCTTCACTAACTTCGGCGCTTGATTGAATTGGAACCAGAACATCTTGAACTCTTCCTTGAAAAAACCTGATTCACCTAATTCTTGTACCGCACCTTGTAACAAGCCAAGCGTTGTACCTTCTTTATCAATTACATCTTGGATAACATCTTGAATTTCTTGAATTGAAGGTCGGTTTTTGACATGGGCTAATGCACAATCCCAAAAATGTACGATAGAAATTGTTTTGCGATTTAAGATACCTTGTAAAATTTCATGATAACCGCTTGTTTCGTTACCGTTTTCATCTTTTTTAGCGTACTTCTGTGCATGAATATCAAAGAAAAATGTACACTTTGCTTTTAACTTAGCATCTTTAAACTCTAATTCAGTAATAGGTTCAAATTTCTCTGCTTGGAATACGTTTTTTTCAGTCATTTAATTACCTCACTTAGTTATTTATATAAAAATAAGGGTGCGTAGTGCACCCTGAAATTACATACTTTCTGAATCTGATGAAACAGCACTGCTTGCAGTAAATGTTTTACTTGTTGATTCTCTTTCTTCAAGATCACCAGTGTATTCACCAGGTTTCTCGAATTCAACAGTAGTACCTGCAACAGAAGCATCTAACCATGATTTCGGAAGTTCGCTAAACACACCGTCAGCAGTATTGAATTTAACTTTTACAGTTACTTCAATTGTATCTTCTTCATCGTCAAATGAATTTCCATACTCTTCTACTACCGCATAACCAAATACTGCATGGTAACCGTCTGTGCGTTTCTTTTTCTCAATCAACCACACTTTTACTTGTTTTCGGTCTTTAATTGCTTGTTTGAATTGGTCTTGTCCTTTATCTCCTGGAATACGACCAAACGTTAAATTAAGTTCTTCTGCGACTGATTGATATGAGTAGTCAGTTTTACCTGCTACAATCTTTTCTGATAGCTCAGCTGAAATTTTAGTTTCGCCTTCTTGCAAGTCCGATACTAATAACCCCATTACACCTAATGTGTTATTAGTCGGCTCTACAACAGCGATATAGCCTGTACTCATGTGCTACACCCTTTCTTGTAATGTTTTATGGCGTACCTTGTATAGCAATCTCAGCACACCGTGTTTTGTGTATTGATCAATATCTGTAAACACTTGTGAATTATCTTTTTTAATCCACTCTAGTTCGTAATCTTTAAAATTAATATTCAGTCTGCAAGCGTAATTAAGATACTTCAGTAACTCTCGTGCTTCAGCACCGTTTTCATATTGACTATATACATGAAATGTAATAGCAATAATTTCACGCATGCCAGGCGAACGCTCGCTTTCAGTAACGTTAGATTCACCCACTACGATATATGGATAAACTACGTCTTTCTGAACGCAATCAAAAACCCTACCGCCGACTAATTTGTCAGTGATAGGGTTCTCAATCAAGTTATTCATTATTTTGTTATATAGTAACGGTTCAGCAGTTACCCACATACCAACACTCCTTAACTAAAGTATCTGTTAAACACTTTTCTACCTTCATCTATGGCAGGGTTCCAGAATGGTTGTGCTTGTTGTCCGTAGGTAGTATGCCATTCACCATCATCACCTTTGTAAGTCCATGGTAGCTTTCTAGCACGACTTCCCCCTGGACCCGTTGCGTAAATGCCTGTACCAAATTCAACGTATATAGCATACTCTGCACCTACGCTAATAACAGACGAGAAACCTCCGTCAGTAACTTTAAAGTCTATACTTTCTTTTAAGAAACCTAAATCAACAGGTGCTAATGCTACCGCTGTATTATAAATGGCTAATGTAGTCTTTAATATCCCTTTTTTTACCCATTCTTCCATTTCATCACGATAATCTTCCAACTCTGCGACTAAGTCCCAATTACCATATTTAACCTTGGCCATTAGGTACCTCCTGTAACCTTGTTAAGTTGACTTCATGCATTCCGCCTTGGTCAACAGGATAACCTACTACTTGATAGATTCTGCCCTCATATTTGAATATATCTTCTTTATTTATTGGCAATTCATATCTTGTATACAGGTTACGGTCGAAAGTTTTATTCATCTGATGAAATTTAAGTGTTTCTGATGTTATAGGTGTATCCATAAACCCCTGCATTTGCCTTTCTGGGACAAATTCTTTTCTTTGGTTAGGATATTTACCTACTAATTGCATCTTACCTACGTCAATGGTATGAGGATATTCATTGAATGGATCATACATATTACCACCTCAATCTACGGAAAGGTTTCAAGTGTCTGTAGGTTGCTTTTGGTAAGTCTGTTACAAAGGTATAAGATACCGTACCCATAGTTCGTGAGGAAACATTGCTGTTTGTACCGTATTTGATACACTCAGCAATAAATTTCCTTACCCCAAACGGGTAGGGCGCTTCAAATGTCTTATTACAGTATTCTTCTGCAATACCTTTATAAAACTTAATTAAATCGCCTAAGACATCATCATTGGAAGTATCTTCAATCGGCATAAGATTAAGTTGTTTTACCTCTTTCGGTTCCATTACGCAACACCTTCAATCGCCTCTATTAATTCAGCTTTTTTCATAGATGAATATTGTTCAATTTCAAGTTGTTCAGCAATATCTTTCAGTTCTGATACCTTCAATGCATTTAGCATAATAGGCTCTATACCCACAACATTGCGACGATTATTAGTAGTTGATAATTCATCAATACGCTTATCTGTTGGATAGTATCCTTCACGCGGATATAAATCGCCTACTTCATATAAATAATTATCATCATCAGCATCTTTAAATCTTGTAATAACTTTGTAGAGCATTTATATCACTCCTTACATTACTTCGTCGCCTGCACCTTTTGTGATTTTAACAACTTTAGATTCGTCGTATAAATATGCTACATAGTGCTTATCTGAATATAATGCAGTTGATTTACGTGATGCGTCTCGGTCTTTTTCTAAGAAGAAGTCGCGTTTTGTAATTAACTTAACTGCGCCTTTCTTAGCTAATAGAGCTTCGCCTTTGTTTAATTTGTTAGAACGTACAATCACTGCACCTAACGCTTCACCAAATGCACCTTTAACAATAATGTTATCGCCTAATTGCGTTGGACGTGTAAAGTTATCTGATGCAGATGAACGTAAACCGCCCGCATCTAATGGATTAACAAATAGTACCATTGGCTCTAAATCTTCATCATTGAATTTATCAATAGCAGTTTGTAATCCGTCTAATTTAGTGATATCTGCTTCTACTGTTAATGTTGCACCTTTCAATGCTTCTAATACGTCATTATCTACTTTGTTAGCAATCGCTAAACCATGTTGTCGTACTGCTTCGCCTTGTGGGTCGCCGAAACCAGATAATACTGCTTCATCAGTTAATTCAGTACCTTTACCGATTTTACGTACTTTCGCTTCACGTTTGCTAGTTCCGATTTGATCCACTGGAATTTTTTCGCCTTCTGCAATCACTTGTGCGTCACCGCTGTATGTGAATGCTGGGAAAGTTAAAGTATCTCCTGGTTGTCCTACTAATGTTGAATCAATATCTGCAAACTGTGCGAAACGTAATTTTTTATCCAATTCCGCTTGCATCATTGGCGCTAATACTTCCGGTACAATTAAATTACTTACTTTTGTTGTTCCTTGAGCCATAAAATTACCTCTTTCCTATTATTTACTTACAAATTTGTCGTATGTGCTTCTGTCATTTACAAACAAGTCCGTGCGTTCTACTACGCTCATATTGTCGAACTGTTCTTGTGTTAATCCACCTTGTGGACTTACACCGTCGTTAGGTGTACGTCCTGTAGGCTTATTATCCACAAATAAATAAGGTTTAGCTTCACGTAGTTGATTAACTGCGTCGTCTAAACCTTTCACTGTGTTGTCATCTTGAAGTTCTAACCCTTCTTTGTTTAAAAGTGCTAAAACATCATCTGCGTCGTTAGCATCTTTCGCTACTGCTAACTTGATAGCGTTATTAAGTTGTGATTGCTGGTACTTATTCTGCCAATCTGCATTTTGTTGTTTAACTTGTTCGAGTTCTTTTTGAATCTCGCTTTCGTCTTTTACAGATTTTTCTAATTGCGAAATTTGTTTGTCGCGGTTTTCGATTTCAGCTTGTAAATCTTTAATCTCTTCCGTTTTGTCGTTAAGTCGAGAACGAGGAACCATACCAGACTTCGACTCTTCAACTGTGTCGATAATCTGTTGCTCATCAATTTCACCGTTTTTAAATTTCGCTAATAATGCTTGTAAGTCCATATTTAACTACTCCTTTTTACGTTTTTTACGTGCAACGCCACGAAGAATTTAATAAAAAGAAGCAGTTTAACGACTTACTTAGGTCGAGTAACTGACGTATGTTACCAACGAGATAATTGGATCACCTTAACCTTTCCGTTTTGACTTCTGCCATTCGTTATAAGTCATAAAAGGTACCACCTCATTGTTACCGTCATCTTTTCTTGCACGCATTACAGTAGGCAACTCATCTTCATCTATGTAATACAACAAGGAACAGCGACAGTTAATATTTTCTCTAGCACTGTTAATACCGATAAATAGTTTAGGTGCTTGTCCTATACAACCGCTTGATTTGAAGTTATCTTCAATATCGATTGCTTTACCGTCAAGGTGTCTGTGTGTGTCACGTGTGCGTGTGTCTTTAGTAGCTATCCACCGCTTAGTCATATTCAAACCGTTATTCTTAGCTACTTTTGCACTGTCTAATCCAGCTTGTGACTGCGCCCGCCCTGTTTCAGTACGTGCTACACGCATAGCTTGTTTCTGTGTCATTCCAATATCATGCTGCAATGCTTGCGCTATCTTAGAATAGCCCTCACCGCTCATAATTCCTTGTGTAATGTTCATACGTATTTTTTTAAGTACGTTATCACGTTGTTTCTGCAGTGTGGGTACCAGCTTAATAAACTCAATAGGTTGTTCGATTGCGGTTCTGATTGCTTGTGCATCAGGTACATCAAAGGTCATAGGCACTTGACTGGCCTGTTCATATAAATAAAGGCTCATCAAGTACTTTTCGATATACGCATTCTGTTGCATTTGTTGAATAGATTTAGCGACTTTCTTATAATCCTCATTCAACATCAATCCAATACGTGTCAGTTCCTTGTTGAGCCTGTTATATTTATTAAATTCAGTCCATGTGGCGTATGGTTCGCCTTTGTCATACTTTGCATACATTTCTGCAATCTCTTGTTTAATCACTTTCAAACGTTTAGAAAACAAGGTTTGCAACTCGCCCTCTGCACGTTTGATTAATAACTCAATCAACTTATCTATATCATGTTGGTTCGTTATTCTCTTTTCCATTCAATCCCTCCTCAATAGAAGGTAAAGCTAGTTCTTCTTGGTCGATACGTTCCATTTCTGCAACCGGATCATCAACCCATGGATGATTAGTTACAACTGTTTCTTTAGATAAATATTGTGATTGTACGCCAATTTGAGATTGTTCTAATTCATTTACCATGACATTGAAGTTAAATGTAATCTCTACATCCTGTACTTTAATACTCAATTTGTAAAAGTCGATAATGTACTGTAACAACTCTTGCAAAGCAGTAAGTGTTTTATTTTTAAGTTTATTTGCTTTTAAATCTAAGTTGCTGTACATAAATTTAAGCGCGATACCGCTAGGACTGTTTCCGAACTTATCTTGTTGGAAGTCTACACCTTGCCCAAACTCAATGACATAATCACGCAGCATATCTAAATATTCTTTAGCAGACTGTACAGGTACTTCGATTTGAATAGTATCTACACCGCCACTACCGTCGCCATCTACATTGATAGCTTTGTAGTATTTAAGGTTATACATAAATTCTTCTAAGTCTTCACCTTCATAACCTTTAAGCACATAGATGAGTTCAGTTGCTTCATCAAAGGTATTCTGTGTATCTGACAAGCGTTTATCCATTGCATCAATGATTGTCTTATACATGAACAAGTCACTTACTTCTTGCGGATTATTCTTGAACGGAATAAATGGCACTCGGTTCCAACTCATCATTTTATTACCAACATAATAATGTGCTTGTACATGTTCTTCTCCTTGATAATAATCAGGAATAAGTTGACCTTCTTTTAATTCATAGAATGTAACGTCATTAGCAGTCCAATATTCAACACGTTCACCGCCATCTAATTCATATAGTCGGATGAACGCTTTTAACTCATCACGCTCTTTATTTGTCCAAATAGGAATAGCTTGTTCTGCAGGCACTCTGAATGTTTTAAACTCGCCTTGTTCATCTACATAAGGTTGTATCCATTCAACACCTTTGTTACTTGCAGCAGTCAGAATATCGACTAATTTATCATCCCACTTGTGATTTAATACTTCTTGAATAGTTTTAAGTGACTTTTCATCTTCTGTACCGTATGTCACAGGATTAGCAACCGCATATGCAACTTTCTGGTCTACTAAGTTCTGATGATAGTTGGTATACATACGCCAATCAGGTTTAAACGGGTCAATTTCCCCTTTTACATTACGTTTAGGTGCATTGAACAATACGTCAGGTTGGTGATTATAGTAACGTTCACCTACAGTAATATCTTCTACATTCTCTTTATGCTTAGTAATCAATCTGAGTATCATTTCTTCTTGTGTTTCATACTGTGGTTTAATCTGTTCTACCACTCTTTCGTGATACGGTTTTTCATTAGGCCAAAATATATCAATCACCTTCCTTACGTTAAAATAGATACTTTGTTTTGACGCATGTCACGCTCTAGGGCGTATCTTGTAGCATCAATCGTATGATTATCTTTATCTTCTAATCTAGGTTTGACGTTACCGTCTTTGTCCGTCTGATAGTCAATGTTTTCAAATTCTCTTGCGATATTCGGTGTACGTGTTGGATCAATCACAATAGCGTCTAGGTCGTTTAACCATTGTTCGCCATGCTCTACGCTGTCTGGTCCTTTCTTAACACCTTTGATACGTCTGATGCTATGCTCTTGCTTTAATTCTGCAATAGACTTAGGCTCTGCACTATCTGCGTATATCTCATCAGATTGATAACCTTTCTTCTTTAACCAGTTAGCGAACTCTCTATTACTTATCTGTACGCCATAATGTTCATCAACTGCGTATATAATACGTTTCTTCTTGTCATAGTGCCAACGTACAAATGCTAACGGGTCAGTAGCGTAACCAAAGTCAACAGCATTACGAATGTTATCAAATGAGTTATATAAGTCATCAGGTATTTTTTCTATTTGTAAATTATTGAAAGGCACAACTCCACTCCCTATAGCTTCCCCCATATACTCCCAGCGATATCTTAATTCATTACGCTCTTTTACACTTTCTGCTTCTTGAATAAATTGTTTAGATATATAAGGGTTATTCAAGTATGTTGAATGATGTACGAACGTGATATGTGGTTGGAATGAGCTTTCATATTTTTTGTTAACCCAAGATTGTTTTCGTTTAGGTGGGTTGTAAGTAAAGAAAAACTTATAAAAAAGACCATTATCCAATTCACCGCGTAATAGTGAGTTAGTAATGGTTGTCACTTCATCTTCTGTTTTAAATTCTGCTAATTCTTCTATCCAAGCTATTGTAAAAGGGAATTTACTGTCTTTTAGCGATTTTAATCGTTCAGGGTTCTGCGCACCTCTAAAGATTATCTTGTTGCCTCTAGGTTTATATGTAATCTCTAAAGGCGACATTTTCACTTTGAATAAAGATGAAACGCCTTGCTCCTCCATTGCCCATTTAACTTGCTCAAATACAGAAGTTGCTAAAGTGTTATCAGTTTTTCTAATCGCTACTGCATTCATTGGATATCTCATTATAAGTTGTACAAGTATATGTGAAACGTCTGATGATTTTCCACTACCACGTCCACCTTTACAAACGATATTCAAGTATCTATCAGACATTGTAGCTTTCCAAAGGTCATGGAAATGTACAGGTAACAATGAAGAAATAGGTTTATTCATCTTCAAAACGTCCTATATCATCGATAAAGTTAGGTACTTCTACATTTACATCTTGTACCTCTGTGAACAATTTATGATGTTTACCTAATAATTCTAGTGCTTTGTTTTGATCGCTTATCTTAGGTGGTTTTTTTACTAACTCAACCCTTTCATCATATACAAGATTGTATTTTTCGGTAGAAGGGTTAAGTTTGTAATCACCTTTTTTTGTCACGACAGGCTCAATCTCTATTGTCTCTGCTCTAGCAGTTCTAGTTAAGCGATACAATACTTCTTTGCCACTCATTATTTGCTCATCAAAGAGTTTCTCTTCTACCCCCTTGATATATCTTTGTATCTCATCATTTTTCATCATTCTTTGACCGGTATTGTAAGCTGACCTTTCACTATATCCGGCAAAAATAGCAGATTTAGTTGCATTTCCATAACATTCAGTGCCGGGTATTGCATAAGCCTCTGCGAATGTTCTTTGTCGTTTATTTAATTCGTTCATCTTATACTATCACCTACTTTACGTTATTAACTCTATTTATTTTAAACACAAAAAGACACCCGATTGCCCTATCGGATGCCAAAAATTTATTTAAGAGGAGGTTGATTCGTAACATGGAAATCATTTATGCATTCACTATAAAGATGTATTTCTTGATACTATAACTATAAACGATTTTGTAAATACACGATATAACATGTTTGTACCTTACATAAATGTGACATTATGCAAACTCAATACGTCTTTTTATCTCTGCGTGTTTATTTCTGATGTACTGTTCACTATATCCTGTTTCTATTGCGATTGTCTGCAGTGTATACCCATTAATATACTTCATCTTTAATATGGTAAACTCTAAACCTTCAAACTTATCAATCACTTCTTTGATACGCTTCTGTCTGTACTCTACTTCTTTGATACGTTCATTAATACGATTTAATTCACCGATTAGATCGTCTGTCTGTTTTACTCTAGTGTATAAATCAAACTTCTTACCTAACCTTGCTTTATAATCCGTTTTTGTGACTGCGCCCCAGTTATCCATTTCATCTTTACAGATGTCCTTCTGCAAGTTAAGACTTTCTAATTCGAGTTTGTTTTGTCTATACATCTCAATCAATTCAATCAAATTTTCTCCCCCTAACTTCTCTATAACCTCTCACTGTAGCATGGTCGTTTTTATTATATTTTCTAAGACTACCAATAATAATAATATCCCTCAACTCCAACTCTTTATCCAACTCTCGATTCGCCATATGAAGCACAAGAGAGAGGAGAGCGAAGAGAATGGTTAGTGCTATCCACATCAATCACTCACCTCTGCTTTTAAATTATTAAGATGTATATGATCGTGTATGTCGAAGTCTGCAGGTGCTTCCACATCATCGTTCTGTGTACGGTAAAACATATATTGTTCAGTGATGTATTTAGCTGCTTCGTAAAGCGTAAGAGTTAAGATAATTTTAAGTATTGGTTTAATCATTGTTTACCTCCATTAAATCAGTAGTATGTTGATACCCACAATCTTCGCAAATTCTTATAATTGTAGATGGCAAATTATCAAGATAATCCTTTTCAACATCATTATTTAGGCTTTTACATCTAGGACATTGATAAAATGTTTTATGTTCAAAGTAATCATTGTAATGTAAGAATCTACCATCATCTACATCTACTGTAGTTATACCGTTTTTAAATAAAACTTCATCTTTGGTCATATCTTTATTTTCATATGCTTCCATTCTACTCACTCCTCTTCCTGCATTACTTGTTTAGCACTTTCCAATATACCTAGCGCCCTGATAAAGTCCATTTCAGACCGTGTAACATATTGTTCAGTCGTACCATCGCCCATATCTCTATTGAGAATAACGACAATCTCATCATCTTGTTGTACTTGACTCCAGACGTCTATTAAAACTTGTTTAGCGTTCATGTTTACCTCCTAAAAGCAAGGCGGACGAACCGCCAAGCTGATTAATATCCTGTGCTTCCGAACCCGTTTGTACCACGTGTGCTTTGTATATCAAATTCAGCGACCTCTTCTAACTCTGGTGTCCAGATAGGTACAATGACCAGCTGCGCCAATCTATCACCTTTATTGATTTTGTATACATCGGCTAAATACTCGCCTTCTTTATCTTTTGCTATTGTTTCACCTTTTATGTTTAAAATGTCATTTTCCATACCGTTTTCAGTGACACGAACATCTGCACTTGTTGAATGTAAATCTGTATCATTCTTAATATTTATCCCCATGTTTCCATGAAATCCTGAGTCAATTTTGCCAGTTTCAATAACTAAGTGTGTTTTACTGCTTACGCCACTTCTTGAAGTGAGTAATCCCACATATCCTTTAGGAATGTTGACTGCTAGATCAGTTTTGATAATCGCTTTCTCTTGCGGTTCAAGTATCTTAGTTTCTGCTGAGTAGATGTCATAGCCAGCGTCCGTTGC